AGTAGAAACAAGGCATTTTTTCATGAAGGACAAGCTAAATTCACTATTTTTGCCGTCCGAGCTCTTCAATGGTGGAACAGATCTTCATGATCTCAGCAAACTCTTCTTTCTTAATCCTTCCAGACTCGAAGTCAATTCGTGCATCAATTCGGGCCCTAGACACCATGGCCTCCACCATGCTGGAAATTCCAACTGGCCTCCGATATGAACTGCTAGGGAAGAATTTCTCGAATAGATTGCAGCACTTCTGATACATCTGTTCATCCTCAAGAATCCCCCTTTGGCTGGTGTTGAGAATGGAACGATTCCTCTTGGGAATCCATGAATGTGTAGTCGCAACTGCATCATATTCCATGCTCTTGGCTGGGCCATGAGCTGGCATTACCACAGCATTGTTGACAGACTCAATTTCCTTATGACTAACAAACGGGTTCAGAGGATTACACAGTCTGCCCTGGTAGTCTTCATCCATCAATTCCCACTTCAAGCCAGCCTCCGGAATGTGGAGATTCCGGATATTGTATGGGTTTGGTCCTCCATCTGAAACCAACAGTCCTGCCTTTGAGCGGGTCTGCTCCCACAGCTTCTTCAGCTCGAATGATCTCCTCGTTTGGATTTGTGTATCCCCCCTGTGGCATCGGTATGGGTATCTGTAGTCCTTAATGAATAGCTGAAGAGCCATCTGAGCTGTTGCTGGTCCAAGGTCGTTGTCCATCATATTGTTCTTTATCACTGTAACACCAATGCTCATGTCAGCCGATTCATTAATCCCAGACACTCCAAAGCTGGGCAGCTCCATACTGAAGTTGGCTACGAACCCATAGCGGTAGAAGAAGCTTGTGAATTCACATGTTCCTGTCCGATTTATGTAAGACTTCTTCTTGGTCATATTGATTCCAACTAGTTTGCAAGTCCTATAGAACCTATCCACCCCTGCTTCTATTCCCTCATGATTTGGTGCATTCACTATGAGAGCGAAATCATCAGAGGATTGGAGTCCGTCCCACCAGTATGTGGTTTTGGTGTACCTCTTCTGCCCAAGATTCAGGATTGAAACTCCTAAGACTGTACTCAGCATATTGAACATGCCCATCATCATTCCAGGACTCAATGAGGCTGTGCCATCTATTAGTAGAGGTCTTATTTTCTCGATTTTCTTTCTCGTTGATTCGTTGAAGTATTTCAAGTCAATGCTTGCAAGCATTTCTGCTGGTATTTGTGTCCGTAGCTTCATGCTCTTACTTTCGAACATGTATCCTTTCCCTAATCTTGCCATCTTGTTTGAGAACATTATAGGAGCAATGCTTAAGACATTTCTAAACCATTCAGGTTGGTTCCTTGTGATGTATGTTATCATTGCTAGAAACATCCGAGGGTTCTGATTCTCATTCCATTTGGTGTTGTCTCCAGTAATTGTAAAAGAGAGCTCTGTATCTTGTGAGTTAGTCATCATCTTCCTCACGACATTTGCCAATTTAGCCTTCTTTTCATTCCCTCCGACGGGGAGTCCAGATTGCTCAAGTTTCTCACAGATACTCCTCGCTAGTGTTTCGACAAAGTACACGAATCCTCTGATTTGCATCCCGGGTGTTGCAATTGCCCGCCTCTTCAATTTGCCTCTTTCTGCGTCTTTTGTCATTGTGTTCAGTGTCAGTGCTCTTATTAGGTAGCTCCTTTTGTTCAGCCTTTGTTTTTTCTTCCCTATTGTTCTTTGTGTGACCATTTTCTTGGTCATGTTGTCCCTCACTCTTCTCTTTCTCTGGAAATGTGTTATTATTTCCATTTCTCCCTTATCCATTGATTCCATCACGTCTTTGAGGAAATCTATTAGCCTTCCCGATTCATTGGCTGTTAGACCATTCGATCTGAAGACCTCTATAGTGTTGGCCAAAGCGGTTGCAGCCGGCTGGTTTCTTTTCAATGTCCAGTCATAGGTTTGGCGACCTTGGGTCAGCTTATCCACTCTTGTTTGCTGAACAACTTCCATCGTTTCAAGACACGAGTTTTCAAAGATCCCTGGGTGGGATTCTTCAAGGAAAGCCATTGCTTCCAATACACAATCTGTTTGTGCATACCCACTCGGCTCATTATCCTCAGGTAGTGGTCCATCAATCGGATTGAGTTGGGGTGCTCCAGTCTCTGTGTTCGTTGTCCATTTCCCCTTTTCTGAATATTGATGTGTTCTGTTGACTGTGTCCATGGTGTATCCTGTTCCTGTTCCATGGCTGTATGGAGGATCTCCAGTATAAGGGAATGTGGTACTTATAGCATTTTGCGCTGGCACTTTTAAGAAAAGTAAAGTCGGATTGACATCCATTCAAATGGTTTGCCTGCTTTTGCT